TATAACACAGGCAAAGAGCGACCGATTGGAATTACAAATGTGGTGTCAAAGGTTCTGCGTGAAATCCTGGAAGACCAACGCAAGAATCTCAACCCTCTTGACGAAAAAACCAAAGACAGAAGTGCTTCACTCCTGAAAGAATATTTGCGGTTAGGAGGCACAACCAATCTCAAGAATATCGTTGAGGCACTCCCAGATTTCATCAGGGTTGATTGCGAGGATTTTGATAAGAAGATGAATGCGAATACGAACCTGATTGCGTTCAAGGATTGCGTTTACGACCTCACTACAAACACCTACCGCCAAATCAAGCCAACCGACTTTATCAGCAAGACGACAGGCTGGAAAATGGGAGACCACGCCAGCAATCCAAAGCAAAGGAAAGACATCACCAAAATCCTCAACGACATCTTTCCCGATAAAGAACAATTGGATTACTGGTGGAAGAGTGCCTCGCTGGCGTTCTTCACGAACCGCTTTGAGGTTCTACATATGCTTACAGGTTCAGGTGGAAACGGCAAAGGCATCTTGACTTCTTACCTGAAAGCGTGTGGAGGACAATATGTATTCACCGCAGAGACCACCTTCCTCACAACCATCTACAAGGGTGGTGTCGCAAACTCAACTCTTGCCTCCTGTGATGGTGTGCGAATTGTGCTTGTCAGCGAACCGAACAACGGCGAGAAATCCTGCTACTTCAACGAGGAGTTTGTCAAGGCAATCACAGGCAGGGACGAAATCTGTGCGAGGTTCTTGAATGAAAATGTCCGCACATTTGACCCAAGATTTACAATCCTACTGTCCTGTAATAACAAACCTGAAATCCGCAAACTGGATAAGGGTCTACTTCGCAGGTTGTCAATCCACCCTTTCCTGTGTTCCTTCAAGAGCGAGCCCAATCCCGACAACACTTATGAAAAGAAGGGCAATCCCAAATTGAAAGACCTGAAAGATGACCCCGCATTCATCAAAGAGCTTATGATTATGCTCTTGGAACACGCTCACATCAACAAAGACCTTGATGAACTCAAGATGCCTCAATTGTCAAAAGAGGCGGTGAATGAATATGTAGAGGAGAACAACCAGTTCAAGAAATGGTTTGAGATACATTACCAGAAGGAAAGCGAACCCACAGGTCTTTCAAAAGAGGAAAGCAAAGAGTGGAGGATAGAGCATTCACACAAACCAAGCGAAATCTTGAAGCGATTCAATATCAAAGAGAATGCTCGCTGGTCTGCCTCGCAGTTGAGAACGGCAATCAAATACAACGAATACCCAATCCACAAACTGAATGGAAACGATTACTTGCGATATTATCGTGAAGTCCCAGATGAAGAACTTCAAATGTGCGAAGTGGAGGAGGAGGAAGAATAGAATAATCTAAAATGTTTAGGAATAATCAAATTCGTTAAACCAACGAAATTAATTTGTAGTGGTAGTATATACAACTACAAATGTGCGAAGTGGCGAACCAGCAAAAACAGGCATTCAACAAAGACTACGAGTTTGGACGAAAGGCGGAGCAGGACATCTTGGAAACCCTGCGAACATATTTCAACGACACGACAATCTCGCCATCAACAGATAAGTATGACCGCTACGATTACACGACCGAAGGCGGAGTGAAATATGAACTGAAAACACGCAGACTTACACGCAACAGGTTCACAACGACTATGCTTCCGCTGGGGAAACTACTCAAGGAAAATCCAGAAGGTAATATTTTTTTATTCAAATATACCGACGGCTTGTTCTACATTAAATACGACGCTGAAATCTTTAGCAATTTCACGATTGCCCCCTATTGTCGGCAAGACAGGGCGGGCTTTGATGCCGAGCAGGATTACATTTTTATCCCTGTTAATCTACTCACCCAAATAATCTAAATCGTATAAAACATATAAATATTATATCAGTATATAATATAGACCGATATAATATGAACGCCTTTGAGAATAATCTTGCCGAAAAGTTTAGCAATAATGCGATTTCGCAATCCTCGCAAAAGCTCTACTTCAGCAACCTCCACCGCCTCAACGACGGTCAACCCATCACCTCATTCAAGTTCCTTGACAAGCCTGAAGTGATTGCCGAAAAGCTTAAGGACTACAAGCCCACCACGCAACGCAACTTCTATATTGCGATTGTCTCCGCCTTGAATATCGGTGGCGACACCCCTAAACATAAGAAGCTGTATTCCAAATATTACGACATTATGCTTTCAAAGAACAAGGAAGTCAAGGAAATCAAGCACGACCCCGACACCCTGCCGAAGTGGGACGAAATCACCGAGAAAAGAAACACACTCGGTAATCAGGTGGTGGATTTCGCCGACGCAAAGCAATTGACACCACTCCAATATGACACCTTATTAAAGTGGGTGGTTGTGTCGCTTTATACGCTTCAAGCACCCCGTAGGAATGGCGATTACCTGAATGCCTATATTGTGGATAAGAACCACGCCGACCTGCCGAACGACCGCAATTATGTCTCGCTAAAAGACCACGAGTTCATCTTTCACAAATACAAGACCGACAAGACTTATGGCTGTTTCGTGGAGCCGATTACGGAGGAGTTGCGAAGAGTGTTGGCGGTGTATTACAAGCATCACCCGCTCCTCAAAAATAGTAAACTGCCGAAGGGGACACCCAGCGTGAAGTTTCTGGTGTATGCCGACGGAGAACCCCTGACGCAACTCAACGCTATAACCCGTATTCTAAATTCCGCACTCGGGAAGGGCACAGGCAGTTCCAAATTGCGACACGCTTACCTGACTGACAAATATGGGAAGGTGGTTGAAGAACAGCAGGAGGACGCAGAGAAAATGGGACACAGCACAGCACAACAAAAGGACTATATTTACACGAAGTAAATTCTATAGATTTTTATCTTGATTTAATATAAATGCCGTATGAAATCAGGAAAGTTGATAAAGGCTGGAAAGTCTTTACGAAAGAGACGAATAATCCACACAGCGATAGACCTATGCCTTTAGCAAGAGCCAAAGAGCAGTTGAAAGCACTTTACGCCAACGCAAAAGATTACACGGGTGGTGCGAAGGTGATTAGTATGACACCGCAGGCGTTTCACACCGAGCATAAACATTTAATCGGGTTATTGAAGAATACGGGTAAGGCACTTATTAGTGAGGCGAACGACCAAGCGAAGGAGGTGAAAGGGTGGAACAAGAAACTACACGGCGGAGGCTTTGACGACGACGATTTTGCGAAACTGTTTGGCGGGTGTAGTATGTGCGGTGGTGCCGAAGAGGGAGACGAAGAAGACCAAGCCAAACAAGCCGACGACAGCGAAGCAATCTTGAAACTGGATACACAGGCAGGGTTTGATGTGGAGGAGGCGACAGGTGAACCCGAATATCTAAAACAAGCGAAGAAGTTTGCGAAGAAGGCAGGCTATAAAGATTGGAACTCGCTTCTGCTCGCACACGACGGAAAGCATAAACTAATTCTACGGGGTGTCAAGTTTGGAAGCATCAAGAACAACGATTACATTATTTACAAGCAACATTTCGCAAGCGTCGCCGAGAAGAAAAGGAAGCAATATCTCGCTCGGGCAACCCGTATCAAAGGCGACTGGGCGAAAGACCGCTACTCCCCCAACTCGCTCGCAATCAATATTCTCTGGGACGGCTCAACGAAGAAGGGTGGTGATATTGATTGGTGGGGTTTGGCGGGTGATTTTGCGAAAGATGTGATAAAAGATACTCCAAATATGCTTATTGACGCTTTCGGGACACCAGAGGCTAAAGAGCAGAAACGCCTGAAAGAAGAAGCGTGTAAATTATGTAATGGGTCAGGATTGGCTGGCGGGGCAGATAAGAAGATGAATTATCGCAAGGACGACGACTATCAAGGCAACTGGGGGTATGATGAGGACGCTTATTTGGACGATAAAGGTAAACCGATTAGCAAGGAGGAATATGAAAAGCAGTTCAGCGAACCAGTCAAGTCGCCTGTAGAACCAGACCTACCAGAGCAACCGCTCTTCGGCGACCCTACACAATTCAAACCGCAGGCATACGACCCTAACAACCCGCTAATGTATATGGTGGGTGGTATATGTAAAAAAACAGGTAAAGCACCCTGTATGTGTGGCGGGCGTTTAGACCCTGACAAGGCAAAGGCACAGGAGATATTAGAGAAAGTCGCAGGAGACGGCAATCCTAAAGTGCGAGAAATCCAAGCGACACCTATGGGCGACAATAATATCCGCAAATATTTCCCAAATGCGAAAATACTGAAATATAGTGAGCTTGCGGATATTCACGACATAACTCAACTGCTCCCTCAACCTAAATCATTCTTCTTTCTTCTTTACGAACACGCCCCTAACGAAGGGCACTGGACCGTAGTAAATCGGTATATTGACAACGGCAAGGATACAATCTGCTTCTTCTGCTCTTACGGAAGTAAGATTGATGCCCCGCTTTATTGGAACTCGCAAGCGACCAATCGCCAGTTAGGGCAGGATAAGCCGTATCTCTCGCATCTCTTACAAAAATCAGGTAAACGCCTCGTCTATAACAAGGTTCAATATCAGTCAAAGCAATCGCCTATCGCAACCTGTGGAGCCTTCGCTGTCCTCTGGATTAAAGCGAATATTCGTGATGGGTTCAATCTACAAGAGTTCCACGAGTGGATTGCGGATATAAAAAAAGAGACTGGCTTGTCGTATGATGAGATTGTCGCCAACGC